GAAGCGAGGGTGAAGCGAGAGCGGCGGAATTAGTTCGTACACGAAGGAAATGGTGAATACCTTAGTGCTGTGGTAGGGTATGAAATGCGTTACGCCCCTTGGATTGTATACAATCACCGCGCGCCCACGCACGACTCGCCCGGCACACGCTGCGCAGCTCGTTCCAGCCCGTCAAAAGCGACCTCACCGAGCACCAAACGGACCATTCCGACAGCCTACGTTTGACCCGCCCTTGCAAGCTGCTGCGGTTGAGCAGGTTGGACATAACACAATACAACACAGGTCATATGGAATGGGGTTTTTACTCTGAGAAACCAGCGACAGGGGCGGAGGGGGTTCGATGGCGCCCGGCGACGGCGACGGCGACGCATAGCCCCCCTCAGATTTTTTTTCGCCAACTGGCCCCCTTCGCACTTGCCCTACACCTGTAGCTTGGCCTACCGTGCTCGTGGCAGCGTGTGTACATGCTGTGCCGCTGGGAGCAATAGACGTGTTTCTGTGGGGGTACACGTCGAGCGGGCGCCCGGTTAGCTGGCCCTTGTTGGGCGTAAGCTTGCGCTGCCGCTTCTTTTTCTGTACCGTCGCTAGTACTATGACCAAGTACACACTAAGCGAAAAGACTGTTAAGGCGCATCTAGGGAGCGCATATCGACCATTGTCGTACAAGCTCGACGAGGACTACATCGAGCGTAAGGCCTTCAAGGGTATTCGTCGTATCTACCGCAGCAACCTGCTTGATGGTACGTTGCCAGGTGAAGTGGCCGAGCAGGAGCAGCCGGTGGACGAGCCTACACCAGTGACACCAGAGTCACCTGTTACGGAACCTCGTTACATCCCGATACATAACGAGTCTATGGAGCAGAGGATCGTGTACTTGTATCCGAACAAGCGGTGGGTACGCACAGACGTCGAGGATATGGTGTTTGTCGGTATGAAGGGCGTCAACTTTCGTCAGGGTCAACGTATTTGGGTTAAGAACAAAACGCTATGCATAAGATGACGCTTAAGGACAAGTTGGCGGTATATGACAAGCTTGAGCAGCTTAAGAGTAAGCTTAAGTCGCTTATGTTCGCGTTAAGTGCAGGTTATGTTCTGCATATCGCGCTTAAGTGGTGCTTAAGCCTGGTGAACGCGCAAGAGATGCAGCTTAACACGTTTGAGTTGGCTATACTCTGGATTATCTGTTCTTAATCCAAGTCCAAGTTCTTACTCTCTAGTGATATTCCCCTTCACTAGTGATCTTGCTTCGTGTTGCCGTTCGCACTAGGCTTCGCCCAGATGCTCACTCTCGCAGCTAACGCTGCTCACCGGAGGAGATAAACAATCCGGCAAGAAGAGTTGCGAGTGAGCATAGTACCCCCAAGACTCAGCATTACTGCCTATCTTGGGGGAATACTATACAAAAATGAGATCAACGATCCGTATAAGTGTCGTCGTTCGTTTCGCAATTACAGTCGTGAGTGATGGCTACCCGTTCGGGAAACTCTTGCCCTTCTCGTAGGCGTGACTGCTAGTACTCTGCAACTTTGAAGCCGAAGCAGATGTTTAATCCAGCCCAAGAGGGATGGCTGGAACCATTTAGTCGCTCGTGCGTCCGATGTTTCAGGTGGCGCAGAAGGTACACGGTCGTTATTTGACGACAGAGCGAATATAGAGCATCGTAGTGAAAACGTCAACGTGTATGGATGAAAAAAATCAAGAAATTATCGAGAAAGTCTTAGCCTATAAGCTGGAGGAACATCCTACGCTTCCGTCGCCAAATAAGCGGCAAAGGATGGAGATGATCGAGAACATTGGCCCGGAGAAGGTACTCGACCTGTTCTTGATGCGGGAGAACAAGATTAAGGCGGAACTGAACGATCCCATGCGCTATGGCCACGAGCTGCCGCACTGGCCGGATGCCGATAAGCTCTTGGGGCGCTTTAACGAAATCGTCGTCCTTGGTGGAAACAGAAGTGGCAAGACTGAGTACGCCGCCAAGCGTATGGCCCAAGCTTTTATTGGCACTGACCTTAACGGCCAAGCGCCGGACTGGGTAAAGGAGCGTCACGGTAAGCGTAACATTCGCATCTGGTGCCTGCACACTACCCACATGACCAGCGTCTCTGCCCAGCAGAACGTCTTTTATAAGTACCTGCCGCCGGAGATTCGCAACATTAAGCGCACTAATCATACGCAGATTAGCTTTAGCCAGAAAAACGGCTTCAGCGACAATACGGCTGTGTACATGGGTAACCAGATCTGGTTCCTTAACTACGCCCAGGACATTAAGGTCGTCGAAGGTGGTGAGGTGGACTACGTCTGGTGCGATGAACTTGTCCCGCAGAACTGGCTGGAGACCCTTCGCTACCGTTTGGTTACCCGCTCAGGCAAGCTCATCGTCACCTTTACGCCGGTGCAAGGCTACACCCAGGTCGTGAAGGAGTACATCAATAGTGCCAAGGTTACCGTCAGCCGCAAAAGTCCGTTATTACCCAATAACAACGTCCTAACGGTCCCTAAGGGTGAGATGCCGTATCAAGCGGAAAACCTCTACGGACGACACGCCTGTATCTGGTATCATACCGAGCTCAACCCGTATAACAACTGGGAGCGTATGAAGCAGGAGCTTTCGGGTCGCTCTAGCCACGACATCAAGATCCGCGCTTATGGTTGGGCAGATCAGACGGCTGGCTCCGAATTTCCAATGTTCGGTGACCATAACCTATGGAAAGGTGACGCTGAAGAGGTTATTCCAGAGGGTAGCAACTACATGGCTATTGATCCAGCAGGTGCGCGTAACTGGTTTATGCTTTGGGCTAGAGTAGATAAGCATGGTATACTATGGGTCTATCGTGAATGGCCAGACCAAAGCTACGGTGAATGGGCTTTGCCAAGTGATAAGCCCGACGGTCGAGCTGGCCCGGCACAGAAGGCAGGGGCAGGCCGTGGGGTGAACGAGTACACCGAGCTTATCTGGAGCCTTGAAACTGCCGGTGACAAGCGCGAGATGATCGTTGACCGTTGGATTGACCCTCGGACGGCTGGCACTGAGACGATCACTAAAGACGGCGGCGTCACCGTGCTTGATCTGCTTAGTCAGGCTGATAATCCGCTCATATTTACCCCTGCCGCAGCCCTGCCAATTGAGGAGCGGGTGCTATTAATCAATGATCTTTTGTCATGGGACAGAGAAAAACCAATGGAAAAAGGAGTAAACCATCCAAAACTAATGATACATGAGTCTTGTCAGAACTTAATTTATAGTTTAAAGGAATGGACTGGACAAGATGGACAAAAAGGTGCTAGTAAAGATCCTATCGACGCTTTAGGCTATATGGTTGTCATGCAGCCAGCCTATTTTGGCGGCTTAGATTGGGAAAAGCAATCTAAACGAATGTCTATGACAGGAAGTTATTAACATGATCTCACCAGTTGACCCTTTAGCTATTGCTTCTGATACGCCTGACATTGGCGAGCTATTGAGCGAGTACAATCGCTCGATGATTAACTCGTCGCAGGGTAACTTGGTGACGAAGTTTGATAACATCCGTTTTGCTCGCTGGGCAGGACAGACTGACGACGGCAAGAAGCACAGTACTGCGCGTCCCGAGGGTAGTCCGGCATGGCCATTTGAAGGTGCAAGCGACGTTCGTAACCGCCTTATCGACTCGTCTTGCAACGAGCTTTCCGCTCTGCTTGTCACAGCTTTCCAGCGTGCAACCATCCGAGCGTCTGGCGTAACCCTCGACGATGCGCCGGTGAGCGGCATTGCCACGAACCTTTTACACTGGATTCGCGACTCTAAGATGCCACAGGAGCTTCGTAAAGAGGCCGAGCTTGGGGCGCAGTACGCTTTGCAGTACGGATGGAGCGCGTTCTTTGTAGGCTGGCAGCAGAACATTAGCAAGCGTACACAGGAGATTACCGCTGAAGAACTCTTTCAGATGGCTGCGCAGGCACAGGGATCTGTGTTGGCCGAGTTGCCACAGATGATCTTGGACGCTCCAGATCAAGCTGCTGCGATACTTCAGGCTGCGATCCCCGATCTGGATGCGGCAAATGCGAAGCGAATGGTCAACGAGATGGCTACAACCGGCGTAGCGACGTACGATCAAGAATACGTCAGCCGCAATCTTCCCGAGATCGTTGCGCTCAAGCCTTGGGATGAGATCATCGTTCCGCCGGAGACGGCTGACTTACAGCGATCACGGGTCATTTACCGTAGGACATGGATGTCTGAGGTTGAGTTGCGCGAGAAGATCGCCACAGAAGGCTGGGATCCTGCTTGGGTTGATCGTGCGCTTCAGCAGATCGGTAAGAGCAGCACTTTCTACAACATCAACCTACTCCCAACAACAACCATGTTGGTTTACAACGGCGTAAACTACATGAACATGGTGGAGGTTGTTTATGCTTACACGAAAAGCCTCGACGGAAAAGCTCCCGCCATCTACTTCACCGTTTTTTGTCCGCAAGCGGCCTCTAATCGAAAAGAAGATGCAGCCTCGTGGGCTATCCATCAGCGACTTGATTACGCTCACGGCGAATACCCGTTTGTTGAATTCCGTCGTGAACAGTTGCGCCGCGCTATTACTGATACTCGTGGTATACCCGAGTTGGCTAGCACTGATCAAGACGAAGTCAAAGCCCAGCACGATTCGATCCGGGATCATACTGCCTTCTCGACTCTACCTCCCATCAAAGTCGTCAAACGAATTGGTGCCATCAACAAGGTGGGGCCAGGAGTACAGTTGCCTGTCGTAAGCCCAACGGACTACAGCTTCATGGAGCCGCCAGCGCGTGAACCCACGGTGGCGTTTAAGCTCATTGAGCGTGTGGAAGCCAATCACGCTGCGTACTTCGGCACGCTTAATGCGTTTGTGCCGCCAGCCAAGACGCAGATGTTGCAGCAGTTGCTCGTCAATAGCTGGCTCTTAAGCTGGCGTAACATCTACCGGCAGATGTTTGCGCTGTGCTGTCAGTACATGAGCCCGGAAGAGATCCTGCGTGTCACCGGCGGACAGTTGCCGCAGAGTTTGTCCGAGATACACAACGAGTTCGACCTTAACGTCCGCTTTGACGTGATGGACATGGATAAGGAGTACATCGCGCAGAAGATTGACTTCCTTACCAAGGTTGCGCAGCTCGACACGGGTGGCGTGCTTAACAGGACGCGCCTCACTGAGATGATGATCCAAGCTATCGCGCCCGAAATGGCAAGCGAGCTTATCGTCAACCAACAGCAGGCTAGCGTGCAAATGTTCAAGGACGTGCAGAGTGACATCGGCATGATGCTCCTTGGCAACGAGGCGTTGTACCAAGAGAACGACCCAGCTGCACAGACTAAACTGCAATACGCGCAGCAGGTGTTGCAGTCTAACCCGAAAGCGCAGGCTGCGTTGCAGCAGGATGAGAACTTCAAGGCTCTGTTTGAGAACTACGTTAAGAGCCTGCAAATGTCAGTTATGCAACAGCAAAACGCGCAGATTGGCCGGATTGGCGTAACTCCAGTATCTCAACAATGACGGAAAATCAAAAGGACGCCTTTGGCTTTTCAGGAAAAAACAATACTTGGAGCGAAGTGCTTAAAGTTATCGAGCAGTTGCAGGAGCAGCACTGGATGATGGCTATAAGTAAAGACTGCAAAGGAGAAGATAGAATACATTCAGCGGGGCAAGCTGATGGGATTAATCTTACTTTGAGCACACTTATTGAATTAAGAAGGCAAGCAAGAGAATTAAATGGCTTGACTAATAACGAAGATTTGGCATAACGCCACTAGCGGGCTAACCAGCGTTACTGGTTTGATTAAATAAGGACTTGCTACCTATTAGCATGAACGAAGCACAATCACAGCCTGACGCCGGGAGTCAGGAGGCAGGAACGACACCCGTTGCACAGAAACTCGGTTTGCTGGATCAGCAAAGTCTCAGTGACTTGCTTAAATCTGGTTTCCTTGACGAGAAGGAGGCGACTCCCGCCAAAGAGGAGCAGGCTGAACCTGAAGTTGACACTGAGGAGCCAATTGTGGACTCGGAAGTGGAAGCTGCAGAAGAAGCCGATCAGCCCATTGAAGAAGCTGAAGCTGAAGAAAGTTCGTTAAGCAAGGGCGTACAGAAGCGTATCAACAAATTAGTTGCTGCGAAGAAGGCCGCTCAAGCTGAATTGGAAGCGCAAAAGTCGCGTTTATCTGAACTGCAAAGGGAACTAGAGACTGCAAAGTCTTCGGCCCCGGCAAAGCAGGTGGACGTATCCGATGCAGTCGAACGCTTGTCCACCATCGAACAGGTGAAGGAAGAGCGCCAGAGAGCGTTGGATGTCATTTTGTGGTGCGAAGAGAACCCAGACGGAGGAGTAATTACCCTGCCGGATGGAACTGAGAAGGATTTAACTGATCAGGAAGTTCGCAGCATGAAACGATTGGCGATTCGGCGCAAGGAAATCGAGCTACCCGCCCGCGAAGAGTACCTGCAACAGCAGACGTACGTCGAGGGTGAAGTAGTAAAAGACTTTCCTTGGTGGAGCAAGCCAGAGACTGAGGAGTACCAAACTGCTCAACAGATTCTGCGTGAGTTCCCGGAGCTAAAGAAGCGCAGGGCAGACTGGAAGCATGTTGCTGGACTACTTGTTATGGGCATCAAAGCCTATGGCGAGAAGAAGGCACAGAAGAAGCCGGTTGCACCCATTAAACGCGCCCCTGCACAGCCGTCTATTAAAGCGGCACCGGCAAGGACGACCCAGACGGACCTTCAGAAAGCCAAGCAATCGTTCATTCGGAACAATTCAAGAGATGGGATGACTGACGTGATTAAAGCAATGGGACTTGTGTAAGTCCTTAACAATCAAACTTAGTTTTACTCTTATTTATGGCTATTCTTACTGAACCCCAACTTAGCGGTCGCGGTCTACGCGAAGACTTGATGGACATGATTGCGCTCGTTGACGCAAAGGACACTCCTTTTACGTCGATGGCTCGCAAAGGCAGCAAGCCCGGAAATATGTACTTCCGCTGGCAGTCTGACTCGCTTCCTACCCCTCAGGTAGGTGGTGTGGTGGACGGCACGGACGTTTCCAGCTACGACAACTACGTCGTTGGCTACCGCGCTGAACTCGCTAACTACGCACAGGTGTTCCGCCGTGCAGTGCGCGTGTCCCGCCTCACTCAGGACATCGCTGATGTCGCAGGTGTGCGTGACGAACTGGCTGACAACGTCAGCAAGGGCATCACTGGCATCAAGCGTGACATGGAAGCGACCTTCACGTCGAACCAGCTCTCGCAGCAGGACAACGGCACGACTCAGGCCTACCGCACCGCTGGTGTGCAGACCTGGATCAGCACCGCTGGTACTGGAACGCCAACTCCCGGAGACATCCCTTCGATCTTCCGTACTCCTTCGACCTCGATCCTCACTGGTGCATCTAGCGGGTTGACGGACGCAGGTGTGCAGGGACTTTTGAAGTCGATCTTCGACCAGACTGGTCACTATACCAGCTTCGACGCCATCGTCGGAACTGACCTGAAGCGTGCTTTCACCGGCCTGCTTGGCACGACGGCTCTGACCACGGTCAGCAACTCCAGCAATACGCTTGCTGCTGGTGCTACCAAGGTGCAGACCTTCCAGCGTGACGCTGCGGCTGACACCTTCATCCAGAGCTTGGACGTGTTCCAAGGTGACTTCGGAACGGTGCGTCTGCATCCTTCCACGTTCATCGGAACTGTGTCCGGCACGACCTGGACGCCAACTCCTTATAAAGGTCTTGTGCTTGACATGAACCTCATCGAGGTTCGCTACGGCGGAAACGTCGCTAACGTCACTGCACTGCCAGATTACGGTGGTGGCCCTGCTCGCTTGATCGAAGCAGTTGCTGGCTTGGTTGTCGGCAACCCGCTCGGCCTCGGGAAATTCGACTACTCCTCCTAGTAGTTGTTGATCGGTGACACCTACCTAGTGGTGTGACTAGCTGGAGAGACAGCCTCGTCGGCAACGCGACATGAAGCGTTGTGGGGAACGCACCTCTTAGTGGCGTGACACCTCGGAGAGACGGGGACAATTTTACTATGATTACAATCCCTACTGACCTAGTGCCGCAGCTTGAGCAAGAATTGCGTAAAGGCTGGCAGAAGAACCGTATTGAAGCGCAGGTTCAGGCCAAGCAAAACGAAAAGATCAATAAGCAGAAGCACAGGTCAATAGAAGGATTGGGTCAGCTTACCGCAAGGATTCCTCCTACTGCGTATCACTTTTGGGGACAAAAGCTCGGATACGAGTGCTGGAACGATAAAGCGTTCATGGATGAGTTTTTGCGTGACAATCCCGAGTGTCGAGTCAATAGTGGAGGGACTAAAGAAATCCACGTTGGCTGGACACCAACCAATGTTCGTTCCCGTACCGTTTATCAATGAAGACCGTTCCGTTTAGCGACATTCTTGCTTCTGTCTGCCAACTTGTTGGTCTGGATCGCGCTACGCTAAACGATAAGTCTTTCGGCGCAATACGCGACTTTACGAGTCGCAGGTTGTCCGTTGTGTGGGATCGTGAGGAGTGGCCGGATGTGCAAAGATATATGTACACTTGGCCTGGGATGCCGGTGTCATCGATTGAGTCTGGGCTAAACATCCTTGCAACGGAAAGTAATGTGCCGCTTTCTACTGAAGACGACCAAGACTTCTTTACCGAGAACGAGCTTAACACGAACACGACTCGAATTAACTTTGACACAAACTTCAAGCGGATCTACCTGCAAGACTTTTTGCATGACAGGTTCAAACTGGGCACAGTTGGCGAGTCGTATGTGAAGTTCTTAAACCCGTTCTACGGCTCCGTGGATGACGGCCCACTTACTTCAGTTGGGGAGAACCAGTACAACTTCACTTACTCAACAGCCACTGATAGCCTCGGTGAATACATCACAAATGTCGTGATTGAGGTTGAGTTCACCAACACAAACTATTTCACCTATAACGGCCCGAATTCGCCGTTGACGACTAAGGTGTTGTTCATGGACAACCAGCAGTTGTTGATCCAGATTCCGCAGGGCTCACTGCAAGGCTTGGCAATATACACAAACGACCCACGGCAGACGACCAAGGCTATCCCGCTGCCGTTCATTGCCGAAGACTTTGCCGATCAGACGCCGCAAGACTTTGGTGACGACGTTAACTACTTGCGCACCTTCAACACGTCAAAGCAGTTTGTGCAGTACCGGCTTACGCCGCCGCGCATGTTTGGTGTTAAGTACGACAACACATCGGTGTACTCCGCGGGGTCACAAATCTACTTTGACCTTGGCCAGAATACCGGCAGCTATAGCATTAACGACAAGACTAAAGCCAGCAATGGCAACTTCTTCTTTGCGACGACCAACGTAACTTCCGGGGTAACGCCGGTTAACCAGACCACAGATATCTGGCAACAAATTGAGATTCCTGCACGGTTTAGGGATTACTTGGCAAACTCTGTTTCGTCTGATTTCCTCAAGTCTGAAGGTCGCGCTGAAGAAGCTGTCGTGCTTGAGCAGTTGGCTGAGTCTGCGATTCAGCAGCAGATTGACGTTCTTATCCGCCAGCAGGCGCAGAATCAACGCCTGAACATGGCCTACACCTACTAAGATGATTACGAGATTTCTAAGGAAACGGAATCCAAATGTGTCTTTGGAGTTCAATAAAAACTTTGCGCGTGTCCAAGTGAAGGGCAACGCGAACACGTTCCTGTACAAAAAGACTGCGATAGCAGCACCGTTAACTGATAGAATATTGACAGAAGTTGGTGATTTTCTTAATACTGAAGCTAGCGATCGTATAAACATTGGATAATCCATGAGCATTAAAATCTCTAACCTCCCAGCAGCCGTTGCTGTAAACAATGAGGATCTTGTTCCGATTGTCCAGAATGGTACTACCAAGAAAGCAACCGCAGTATTAATTCGCCCAACATTTGGCACTGCCGCTGGCACAACTTGCGAAGGTAACGATGTTCGCTTGAGCGATCCTCGCAATCCAAAAGGGCCAGCAAGTGGTGACTTGACTGCCGAGTATCCCGGGCCTGCGCTTACGACGACCGGCGTTGTTGCTCTGACTTACGGTGGAGCTGCTCAAGTTGGCCAGTTCACGGTAGACGCCAAGGGGCGCATCACTTCCGCTGCTTCTGTTGCCATCACGCCTGCTGCTATCGGAGCCTTGTCACTTTCTTCACTCGGATCAAACGTATCGACGTTCTTGGCTACACCATCAAGCGCAAACTTGGCTGCTGCGCTTACAGATGAGGTTGGTTCTGGCTCAGTAGTCTTTGCAAGTGGCGTTACTGGTTCTGGCTCGGCAGTTCTTGGCACTAGCCCAACAATTGGTGGCCCTACAATCAACGGCTACATTGAAGGAAACACTGATATTGGCGTTGTCGGGGCATCTGCGACCCTTAGCATTACCAGCAGCACGGTGATTACTGCTACGCTAACAAGCGGCACGGCAACGACCTTTACGATGCCTGCGGTGGCAGCAGGAAAGGCGTTCACGTTGTATCTCAAGCAGCCTGCATCTGGAGCAATTGGATCTGCCGTGTTCACCAACGTAAAGTGGCCTAATGGTGGAGCGCCTGTTGTCACCGAGCTTAACGGTGTGCTTGATATCTTTCCGTTCATCTCTGATGGAGTTAACTGGTACGGATCTTCGCTGCAAAACTTTGCTTACTAATTATGGCTGACATCAAAATCTCACAACTTCCAGTAGCCAGTGTCGTCAATGACAACGACATTGTTGTTTTAAACCAAGGAGGTGACACAAAGACTGCTGCGAAGAGCTTGATCGTTGCAGGACTAGCGACGACTGACCAGATCTCAGCATTTGCTACGACTTCACAGGTTGAGTCCATTGCTTCAGCGCAAATTGCTGCTATCACTCCGGCGTCTATCGGAGCGTTTGCTACAAGCGACGTTATTGCAATCTCCAACGGTGGCACTGGAGCCACGGACGCCCCTAGTGCGCTTGCTGCGTTAGGCGGGATTACTTCAGCGCAAGTTCCAGCGTTTGACTCAGCTCAGTTATCTGCTTACGTACAGAAGGCTGGATCCACGATGGAAGGTCGCCTTATCATGGCGGCAACTACAGCGCAGGCTAAGGCTAACATTGGGGGTGCTCTTGCTGGAGTTGCAGCTCCAACGTCTTCCATTGCTGGAGATGTTTGGATTAGCAACCAAAGCAGGTTGACGTTTTCGCCATCCACGGGCACGGCGGTTGCGCTCGCTGGGCTTTCTCAGCAAAACACGTTTAACCAACAGCAAACCATTGGCTCTGCTACTGCGGCAACTGGCCTTATTGTCAGCAACACAAGTACAGGCCGCGCTGCTACGTTTGCTGCCGCATCTACTGCTCCAGCCGTTGCTATCACACAGACTGGCGTAGGTGAAGCATTCCGTGTTGAAGATGAAACCAGCCCGGATGCAACTCCATTTGTGATTTCATCTGCCGGTCGTGTAGGGATTGGCGTGACTCCAGACGCAGTGACTGCTCTAGCTGTGGATGCTGGTGGGATCAAGTTTAATGACGGGTCTATTCAGACTACTGCCGTTGGATCGTTTAGCACCGCACAGCTTTCTGGGTATGCAACGACAACCGACATTCAAGGCATTGCGTTTACTTCACAGTTATCCGGCTTTGCCACGACTGACCAGATTTCTGGCTTCACTACCAGCGCACAGGTAGAAGCAATATCCGATGCGCAGATCTCGTTAATTACGCCAGCATCAATCGGTGCAGTTGCAACTAGCGACGTTATTCAGATCAGCCAAGGTGGAACTGGAGAAGTAACTGCGACTGCCGCGCTTGTGGCTCTTGGCGGTATGCCGCTTAACCAAGCTGCTGGTGGAGATTTGTCTGGAACATATCCAGACCCTACGGTTGCAAAACTTCGCGGATGGGACATCTCTACAAACACGCCATTTGGCGGTGCAATCCTTCAGTGGATTGGAACAGAATGGACTCCAGCAACCCCTCCTTCTGGATCTGTAACATCTGTTGGCACCGGCGCTGGCCTTACTGGCGGCCCGATCACTAGCGATGGAGTTATTGCGCTGGAGACGACTGGAGTTGCCGCACTGACTTATGGGTCAGCAACTCAGGTTGCCGTCTTGGATGTTAATCAGTTTGGCCAGATCACGTCTGCTTCAAATGCAGCGATCACTCCTGCTGGCATCGGCGCACTGTCCACGGATGCTGCTTCCGGGTTTGCTACGACATCTGACATTCAGGGCATCGCATTCACCTCGCAGTTGTCAGCCTTCGCGACAACCGATCAGTTGTCTGGCTATGCTACGACTACGGACATCCAAGGCATCGCCTTTACGTCTCAGTTGGCAGCATTTACTAACAGTGCTCAAGTAGAAGCTTTGGCCTCCGCTCAGATCGCTGCTATCACGCCAGGTTCAATCGGTGCTGTAGCTACAAGCGACATCATCGCTATCACGCACGGCGGCACTGGATCAACCAGCGCAGCAGCAGCTCTTACGGCTCTTGGAGCACTAAGCGCAACGGCGGCAGCCGGTGGAGACTTGTCGGGGAACTACCCTGATCCAACGGTGGCTAAGATCCAAGGTCAAGCGGTATCGTCTGCTGCTCCAAGCAATGGGCAGGTGCTTCAATGGAATGGAACTGCATGGGTTCCTGGGGAAATCCCTAGTGGCGGATCTGGTGGTGGAGGACAGATGTTCTTCTTCAACTACAATACGGCAGCGGACGCCCCAACAACCGGGCTTCCAACAACGCCAACCATTGTTAAAGAACTTGGCCGCACAGCCGACACAACTGGCACAAGCTATACATCTGGTGATTTGTCTACAACTGGATATGACCTAGTAGTCCACTTTGTTACTGACGTTCTTGATCCGAATATCACAGCCATTCCAGCCGGGCTGTTTGACTTCAACTTCTGGGCGTCATCAACTGGAACTACGACAAATGAGACAATCGTCCAGCTTAAGGTGTTTAAGTACGACGGAACAACCGCTACGCTGCTTGCCACATCAGACGACATCTCGATCTACGATCCAACCGTAACTGCTCAGTACATCGCTTCGGTGGTATTGCCGCAGACTACTGTGGCGCTCAATGATCGTTTGTACATTCAGTTCTTAGGAAAAGCCACACAGAACAACAAGACGATCACGTTTAACTTTGGAGCAACACAGCCTTCGCACGTTCACACCACGATCCCATCTGTTGGTGGCAGCGGCCTAGTAAAGGTTGTTAACGGCGTATTCCAGTCACCTGCTTCACTGTTAGTAAATGTTGATGTGGCGACCAACGCTGCAATCTCGCTTAGTAAGCTGGCAATGTCTGAAGTCAGCGTCCTCACCGAGAATGGCCTGACTGGCGGTGGCGATCTGTCAACGAGCCGCATCTTGTCACTCACGACGACCGGCGTATCTGCACTGTCCTACGGCTCCTCAACACAGGTAGCCGCACTTACGGTTGACGCTTACGGGCGTATCACGGCCGCCAGTGACGTAGCCATCAGCGCATCTGGCATCGGCGCACAGCCAGCACTGACGAGCGCAGCACCTGCTGCAATCGAGCAAGGTGGTACTGGAGCGACTACAGCGGTAGCAGCATTGAGCAACCTTGGTGGTATAAGCTCAAGCGCACTGGAAGGGTACGCAACGACTGGCCAGCTCAGTGGATTTGCTACGACAAGCCAATTGTCTGCTTACCAGCCTGCGCTTACGAGTGCAGCTCCAGCAGCTATCGAGCAGGGTGGAACAGGCGCTACGGACGCTGTATCTGCGTTGGCTAACCTCGGTGGCATCACGACTGACGCGCTGTCCGGGTACGCCTCCACGAGCCAGTTGGCAGGTCTACAGACTGCACTTACATCGGCTGCTCCACTTGCGATTAGCCAAGGTGGAACTGGGGCAATCACCGGCGATGATGCACTGAAAAACCTTGGCAGTTCATTGCATTATGTGACACTGCGGACAGGAAACGCACAGACGCCATTGGCTGTATCTGGATCATATACGGCAACATGGTCTACAGGATCAACAACAGTGACCTTAGCAACTGGAGACACATCACTGTTTTCGCAAGGTAACACCTTTGGCGCTGGAGGACTTGCTGGCACAGCAATTGTCTCGATCACAAATTCAACTCAATTTGTCGTCAACGCAAGTCCATCCACAACGCAAGCAACGGCGGCTGCTATTACGGTTTTTGCAACCACGCCAACGACATTTACGTATGCCCCAGGGGTACAACCGCCAAATGATGGCTATTCAACAGTTGTTGGTGACGTTATTGCATTTAGCTCTCAAACGCCAACTCCAACAAATGGGCCTTGGGTATGCACTGTTGCAGGTGCTGTAGGAGTATCGCAGGTAATGACAAGGCCAGCTTGGTTTACTGGCTCCGCTGCGCCAATTCTGGTGCAGTCTTTAAAGGGCAATAACGCACAAGGCAACATCACTGCAATTACTTCAACAACCGGCAGCAATAATGACATTCAAGTTGGATTGCAGGGGCTTGGGTCGCATTTGATTTACCAGCGCGGGACTGTTCCAACGCTAACTTCAAACACATTCACTGGTCGTCAAACATTTGCGGCAAACACTGCAAGTGTAAATCCAGTTAGCTTTAGCACGGCAGCGGCTACATTGCTGTCCACGCGGCAGCTTGGTGCGATTGAGTGGGATAACCAGCAGCTTTACATCACTTCGTCCACGCAGTTTGCTTTGCTTAACCGCAACCCGATTGCTACGGCTACGGTGCTGATCAATGCGCAGACTGGCGCGTACACGGTTACAAACATTGTCGGCGGATCAGATGCCGGTAAGTTAATTACGGTCAATAGCGCCTCTGCTGTTACTGTAAGTATTCCAACGGATGCTACGGCTAATGCTGACTTCCCAATTGGTACGCAAATCCTTGTGATGCAACTTGGCTTGGGTCAGGTGACAGCAGCGGCGGTTACACCGGGGACGACCTCAGTGAACAGCAAGAACGGCACGAAGACTTCTGGACAATATGCAGTCATTTCGCTAATCAAAGTGGCCGCAAATAGCTGGGTCGTTGGTGGCGATGCAACAACGTAATTTATGTTCTCTTCTATGTTATCCTTACTAGGCAGTCTCAGGCGCGGAAACTTTGTTCAAAGATCACTTCGGTTTAGATCGAGTGCTTCTGCCTACCTGAACAGGACGCCGAGTGTTGCGGGAAATCGCAAAACATGGACATGGAGCGGATGGGTGAAGCGTGGAACAATTAACGCGGGTGCGGTTCTAGATCTTTTTTCAGCCTCAGGCACTGCGAACGACAACGCAATTCAGTTTACAGGGGGTGGGACCAACGACATTTTACGTCTTCAGCTTGATGGGAATACTGCCGGCATTGTTCCAACCGTTGCTGTCTATCGTGACCCATCGGCTTGGTATCACATTATCGTTGCGGTTGACACGACGCAAGCCACGGCAGCCAATCGGGTGCGAATTTACGTGAACGGGGTGGAAGTTGTTTACGGATCTACAACCTACCCGACGCAAAACTACGACACGATGTTTAACTCAACAAATGCGCACGCAATTGCAAGAAGTGCTGCATCTAGTAGTTTTTACCTCGACGGCTACCTTACGGAAGTCAACTTCATCGACGGCCAAGCTCTGACGCCATCGTCCTTCGGCCAGATCGAGTCCACGACCGGCGTGTGGTCGCCCAAGCAGTACGCAGGCAGCTACGGCACAAACGGCTTCTACCTCAAGTTTGGCAATACGTCATCTGTAGCGGCGCTGGGCACGGATAGCTCGGGGAATGGTAACACTTGGACGGTGAACAACGTGTCGCTGACGGCTGGCGTGACGTACGACAGCATGTTGGATGTGCCGGTGAACTACAGTGACGGCGGGAATGGCAGGGGGAATTACTGCACGTTGAATCCGTTGGATAAAGTAACTACAGCCACACTGTCTTCTGGAAACTTACAAACAACATCTGCTGCTGCTCAAAATATTATTGGCAGTATGTCTATGGACAGTGGCAGCTGGTACTGGGAAATTGCTTACAGTGCAGCAACGGCATCGCAGCTTGTTGGCGTTTACAAAGCCGCCGCAACAACTACATCTATCACTCCAACAACCAGTGTAATTGGGCTTCGTTTTAATGCAGATACTGGCGCATTGGATTACACTGTTGATGGTTCAGTATATACGTCAATTGCAACTGGCCTTACTGGAGGTGGATATTTCCCGTATGCTGGATCATTAACTAACGCAAAGGTTATTTACGCCAACTTCGGCCAGCGCCCCTTCGCCTACACGCCTCCCGCTGGCTTCCGCGCACTCAACACGAACAACCTGCCTACACCGTCAATCGTCAACGGAGCCAACTTTATGGCTGCGAAGATTTACACGGGCACGGGAGTCGTACAGTCCATCTCGAATGCGGTGAACAACGTGTCGTTCCAGCCGGATCTGGTGTGGATCAAGTCACGTACACCTGGGGCTACGAATCATGCTTTGTTCGACTCGTCACGGGGCGTCACGAAGTATTTGTCATCCAACACGACGACAGCCGAGACTACGCTTGCGCAGAGCTTGACGGCACTTAACGCTGACGGCTTTAGCCTTGGGACGGACACGACGCTGGTGAATGCTAGTGCGAACTTGTATGTGGCTTGGCAGTGGAAGGCCGGTGGCGCAGCAGTCAGCAATACGCAGGGTACGATCACGTCACAGGTCAGCGCAAATACAACGGCTGGATTTAGTGTGGTGACGTACACTGGGACGGGCGTGAATGCTACAGTTGGTCATGGCTTGGGTGTTGCGCCTAAGATGGTGATTGTGAAGCGCAGAACAACTGCTGGAGCTTCGTGGTTGGTGTATCACGCAAATGCAGGATCGCCGCCGCAAAATAACTTTTTGTCTTTAAATTTAACAGATGCAGTTTCGGCATCTGCTTTACCATGGAACAATACTGCGCCAAGTTCTACGACTATAAGTCTTGGCACTTCTGGTGGCACAAATAATATTACAGATACTTTTGTCGCCTACTGCTTTGCCGAAATCGCAGGCTTCAGCAAGTTTGGCAGCTACACAGGCAACGGACTAGCTGACGGGCCGTTTGTGTTCTGTGGGTTTAGGCCGAGGTGGCTAATGATTAAACGGACAGACGTTGCTAGCGGATGGTTAATTGTTGATTCTACTCGTAGCGCATCAAATGATGTGCGGTTGTATCTAAGCGCGGAAAGCGCTCAAGTTGAAGCCAGCAATTACCCGCTTGATTTTTTATCAAACGGATTCAAGCAGCGAGATGCAACATTCAACGCAACCGGCGGAACCTACATCTTCGCAGCCTTCGCAGAAGTACCCAGCAAGTACGCTCTAGCCCGTTAACCTTATGCCAAAGAAATCCGTATCACTATCCGTTGGCCGAGGCGAGAAGCTGCCTGCGTCGAGGGGCGCAGGGCTGACAGCCAAAGGCCGCGCCAAGTACAATCGCGCTACTGGCAGCAACCTCAAGGCTCCTGCGCCTAGTCCCAAGACTAAGGCTGACGCTGGCCGCAAGAAAAGCTTCTGCGCTCGTATGGCAGGTGTAGTCGCCAAGGCTAAAGGCCCGGCAGAACGGGCTAAAGCAAGCATGCGGAGATGGAAGTGCTAATCTTATGAAGAAAGGACTCTACTCCAACATCCACGCCAAACGCGAGCGTATCGCCGCTGGCAGTAAAGAGAAGATGCGCAAACCCGGCACTAAGGGCGCCCCTACAGCCAAGGCGTTCAAGCAAGCTGCAAAAACCGCTAAGAAGAAGTAATTATGAAATACATACTCGAGCGAATCAAAGAACCATCCACATGGCGCGGCGTGTTTGCGCTGCTCACAGCAGTTGGAATTAAACTGCACCCAGAGATGCAAGAGGCTATTCTGACCACTGGGTTGGCGCTTATCGGGTTAATCAACGTCATCCGCAGGGAATCCAATGATACAAAACCTACTGCAAATCCTGCGCCTGTGGCTGGAGATCAAGGCTAAACGGGCCTCATGGGAGCTGGAGCGTGACATAGCCAAGTACTGCGATGATGTCGAAACTCAGATCCTTGAAGCTAGGGCCAATGGCCGTGATGCTTTGGCTGACCGGCTGCG